CCTCGTGATATGTTAAAACGAATTAAAAATTTACATTATCAAGGTATTTGTAAGGTAGAATTGCAAAATACGGATGGTAAACCAAGGATGGTATGCTCGATACCTTTACAAACAAAATTTATTATGGGACCTATTTGTTGGGCATTGGAAGAAATATTCCAAGATCACTTTCACGGTTATTGTGGTGGTAAAAACTTAACTGAAATGGCCAATAAAATCAATAATTATGCAGCGTTAGGTTTTACCAAAGTTGTTGAAGGTGACGGTAGTGCCTTTGATAACACACAAGATATCTCTTTGAAACGTGTTGATCAGTATATTTATTCATTAGTAAAACAACATGTTTATCATGTTGACAAAGATTTATTTTATGATACTGCAACACAATTATATAAGACCATGGATGTTGTTGCAAGAGATGCGGACACAAAAAGACAACATAAATTATTCACCTATTCAATACTGGGTTCAGTATTTTCAGGTGATGCAGACACTACACTATGTAATACTGTCCGTATGGCCTTATATAATAGATTTGTCAATGATAAAGCCGGTTTGGTTTTTGGCAAAGATTATATTTGCTTTTCAAAGGGAGATGACTTTACAGTAATGTATAAGCCATACGTGAAAGATGATTTCATAAATCAAGCATATTATAAATATTTCGTTAAAGCACAAAAAGATGTAAGTCAACCTGATACCAGAGTTTTTGGATTAGGTCAGGTTTTAAAAATGCTTGATTTTGGTGGATTATCTAGCATCAAGTTTTGCTCATTACGTGCTTGGTACAAAAATGATCATGAAATAATTTTGACTCGTGATCCTAAAAAGTTTTATAATTTAGCTAAGTATTCACGAAAACTCAAGACTATGTCAAATTATCAAGCAGCTTTGTATTTAATCCAACAAGCGGAAGCTTTGTTGGCTTCTTACAAAGGAATTGAAATTTTTGAGGTTATGGCACGAGCATATTACCTCAGAGCATTAGAGTTTATGAAATATACTACTGATAGAGAACAACAATCTTTCAATCATAAACTCGTCAAATTAGAAGCAAAACTAGCTAGTAGATCAAAGAATGTGAAGTCTAAATACGTCATGGAAGAAAATATATATCAACGCTTGGTTTACAATATAGGATTTAGAAAAACACAACATAAAATTCAAGGAACATATTGGGAAGCCATGCAAAAGATATATCAGGTTAGAACAGATATATTAACAGAGACTGAAGCATTCTTGGTAAATCAGCAAATAGCTGCAGAGTTCTCGGTTGAAGAACTCAAAACTAAATTAGGGCAGAATTATGCAGCGATCTAAACGATCTAATAAACAACCTAAACCTAAGATAATTAATGCCAAAAAGAGAAAAACAGGTA